TAAACATTGTTTGGTGGGCATCCATTTGGTTATTAATTGAAGTACCTTTATTGAATAGGTTGGCTTTACCGAACTTGATGTTGTTATTAATCATTTTTCGGTTGTCTTTCATGGCATTCCAATTAGCTATTCCACCAAATATACCTGTAACAGCATCTACAGCAGAACCTATTCCTTTCCAATTCATGCTACCGTCATCATTTGATAGTAATCCATTAAAAATACCACCATTATTGCTTGTTTGTGAGCCAGGACCTTCCCAGTTTGCCATGTATTGGTCTGAATAACTGTCTACATTATTACCTTGTAAAGTTTGTTGATAGTTTTGATAGTTATTATTACCTCCACCAAAAACACCAGAGAGCCAATCTGTAGTATCTGATATTGGATTAAATCTACCATTATTGTAGGTATTTTTATTACCATTATCTTCACCTAATAACCAATCTAACATTTGTATCTCCTATTAAGCCATTACATTATTTATTGGGTTAGTGTCTGCTGTGGGTAATCTACAATTACCTTGTACATAAGAATCTATAGCATCCAAACATAATACACCGGGATTAGTTAGATGACAACATCTATTAAAGAACATAGCCGGACTTTCATAGAAGTTTGCATAACTCATACCATCTATAATGTCATATAACTCTAAGTCTATACCTTCATCTAGTAAGTCTGCTGCTTTTTCTATCTTTTCATGCTCTGTTTCCATAAGCTCATTATGTTCATCAAGCCTATGTTGGTCATCTAACATTCTTTCTGAAGCTACCTCGTTAGTAGCATTAATCATCAATGTACCTGCTTGAAGCAATTCGTCTGCTTTAAGTAAGTCAAAGAGTATCTTATCTCCTGCACCATTAGATAGAGCATATAATGAAGCTATTGCAGCAAGGATAATGGCTATATCACCACCAATCATTTCAACAAGTATCATCAATACTTGTACAACTAACATCTCTATAAGCATATTAATAATGATGTTTTTTACAATTGCCCATACCCCCTGCATCCAAATTTCACTAGTTCCCCAAGTGAATACGGCAATAACTACACGTAATACTGTTAACCAACCAGTTTCATACCATTTCTTTTTACGCACATTGACTACATGAATTATGCACTGTAATCCATCTTGTAATGCATAACTGCTCACCAGCTTATCAAATTGTGAGATAATCTCATGTCCAATGGGTATAAATACTGCACCACTACTGACATCACCTAAAGTACCGACAACACCTTTAGTAAAGTACCTGTTCTTGCGTTTACCTCGTGGTCTAGAAAAGTGCTCTATACCATGAACTATTATTTCTACATACTCTGTAGGATTCAATTGTTTACGTATAACAATGAAGTGGTTGTTCCACCCCTCACCTTTACCATTATAATTATCATGGTTACCCTCATAGATATTTGTAGTGACTTTACCCACCTCTACTTGAGTAGCTTCATCTATATAGGTTCTACCATTATTATTGGCATCTACTTCAGCGATAGGCGTAACTGGGGTAGTCACATTAGGCATAGCGTGAAATCCAGTAACTACACCTGTTTTAACTGCTACAGTGCTCCAGTTATAGTTAACATTGAACTTAACTCGTTGTCCGTTATAGGCTCTACCGTTTTGACCTAATGGTTTATTTGCACCATCTGATATCCAATTAGCTTGTGTATACACATTATCTACAAAATGTGAGTGCCTAAAATGTTCATATAAATAAGCTAATCCACCTTGTTCATTTGTATTTATGTCAATAGCAAACATAACAAAAGCATCACTAACATCCTTTAATGCATCTGGGTCATCAGGGTCTTCCATACTATCCATTAAATCATCTAAATCTATGTTTAGTTTATTTAATAGTTCTGTTGTATGGTGCTCATAGTCAGCACCTAATTTACCATCAGCTACTTTCTGCTTTTCGTCAATAATCATGGCGAATGGAAAACACCCAGGTTTCTCTGTAACAGCTAAGGTAGTGTGTATTTCTGGGTAAGTATCATCAGCTTGGTCATAGTACCAAAAATCTACGTCTAAGGTGTCCTGCCTTTGATATACTACTTGGTGTAATAATGTGCCAGCAGCAATAGTAGTGATTGACAGTTCTTTTGTTGCTGGATTAGGAATATCAAGCCAAGAACGTCTACCAAAACCTCTGCCTCCATAACCCCAATCATAATCTACTTCAGATATCCTATCATAATCAGCGTATTGACTAACCTGCGTAGCTGTGCAAGTTAGAGTAGTACCGTCATGCTCTATTGGTCCAGATACTCTGTATCTCTTACCATCAGCTGGGTCAGTAAAGTCATACACATTCATGGTTGTATTTGCGGCATCACCACTTTGTCGTCTATGGACAGTATAACTAGAGTTATGTATTAACCAATCATTAATTAATATGTTGGCCTTAACTGGGCTATAGGTGTAATGGAGTAACTCTATTTCTACACCAATAGCCAATTCAATAATATCTATTACATCATTAGCTTCTGGTTCATCATTTAATACATCTGGGGGTACTTTGGTGGCTTCACCAATAGCTTTATTTGTTGGAATACCATCAGGATGGGAATGGTCACCATAATCAAAGTAAGTCTCTGCCTTACTAGCAAAGTTATTTGCATAAGCTGTTTTAATATTTACAGAAATATCTGTAGGAGCGTACCTAATAGATAATGATGGTTCTGTGTTTTTTAGTATAGCAGCTGTTACTGCTTCAGCTAAGGTGTTCTCAAAATCTGCCGGGTCAAGCATTTTTTGAGCTTGTACCGCAGCTGTAACAACATAATCACCCATCTAATCACCTTATTAGGTACTCAATCCAGATATAGCTGTAGTAATGACAGAGTCAATGTTAGCACTAGTTAATCCAGTATTAGTTACAGGATGTGCTGTAGGTGTAGCTGAGTGACGTACTGCCCAACTATCTGCAAGAATTTTAGCAAGCTTCTGTTCAGCATCTCTATCAAATCCTGCTGTCTGTTTAGCATACAAGGCTTTTTGTTTACCTATAACACCTGCAACAGTAGCTGAATTAGCTTGGTCAGAAATTTGTGCTTCTTCAGTCCACTTCTTTTGAACAAGTAAATCTTTCTCAGCACCAACCTTCTTACCCTGATTATCCAATAATGTAGATTTGTGTGTAATGTCAGTGGTTGCTTCATGTGTTCTAATAATTAAATCCTGTGCCAAGACAGAGTTCTTAGTACCTTGTCCAGTATTCTGGCTACCAAGTAATGTAGATTCTGCTGTGAACTTAGTCCCTTGTATGCCCATCAAGTCAATTTCAGCATCAAGCTTCAATTCTTGAGTAACCTCAGTAAGAGATTTCTTAGTTAATAGATTCTTTTCTTCAGTCACTTTCAGAGCTTCCTGTACACCAATAAGTGCTTGCTGTTCCAGTAAATCAACTTCCTCTTGGATTTTGATTTTTTGTTCATCCATTATCTCTATTTCTTTAGCAGACTTAAGTACCTGTTGAGCCATGTTAAGTACATTCTGTTGCTCTGTAAGTACTTCTTGTTGTAATTTTTCCTCTTGTGCAAGTAACAAAGTACCTTGAATAGTAGTATTCAATACATCTTGCTCAGTGTGCTTAGTCTTAGCAGTTGTAAGGAGTATTTCCTCATTCATCTGTGAAACCTTAGCTTCAGACAGTAGAACGTCTTGTATGGCGTTCAGAACCTGCTGCTGGGCAACCAGAATATCTTGAGTAAGTTTATCAATTTGTTTAGCAGTTAACTCACCTTCATTGAACATTTTAATAACTTGAGCTGAAGTTAGTTTAACTTGCTCTTGCATCTGCTCAACTTTTGCCTTAGATAGTGCCACTTCCTGTATAGACTGTAATACTTGCTGTTTTGCTACAAGTATATCCTGAGTGAGTTTAGCAACTTGCTTTTCAGTTAACTTACCATCTTGAATGGTTTTATGTACTTGAGCTGTGGTGAGTTGAACCTGTTCCTGCATTTGCTGTACTTTGGCTTTGGATAACTCAACTTCTTGGGTAGAGGCAAGTACTTCTTGCTGCAGAACCAATATCTCTTGGTCCATTTTAGCTTCTTGTTTCTTACCAATAGCAATGTCTTGTACAGTTTTGGCTGCTTGGGCTGACGTTAATGCAGCCTGTTCGCCCATCTCTTTAACTTTAGCGATAGATAACAATACTTCTTGTTTAGCATTCAAAATTTCTTGAGTGCCTTTTTCTATCTGCTTATCTAACATATCACCTTGTTTAGTAATATTAGGTGCTTCCAATAGTAAATTGGCTTCCTGCTGTGTTGTCAGCGAAGTATCTGCATCAACTTTCAATTCTTGTGCATCAGTTAATAACTTATCTGCATCAACTTTAGCTGTCTGAGAATCCAGTAATGTGCCTTGTTTACTTATATTCGCTGATTCTAGGGATAGGTTTGATTCTTGTTGACCTGTTAAAGAGGTGTCAGCAGCGACTTTCAATTCTTGTAATCCCATTAAGGATATATCAGCAGCTATCTTCTTCTCTTGCTTTTTAGTCAAGGAAGCATCAACAATAATTTTAGTCTCTTGTTGTTCTACAAGAGATGTATCTGCAACCAATTTAGTTGCTTGATTCTCCAATATAGTACCTTGTTTAGGTACATTAAGAGTCTCAGCAGTAACATTAGCTGTCTGTGCTGTTATTTGGGATTCTTGAGCAATAGCATTCTGCTCTTGTTGTGTAACTAATGAAGTATCAGCTATGAGTTTTAATACTTGTTGGTCTAATAAACTACCTTCCTTCTCTGTATTAAGTATTTGCTCTGCAGTTAAATCAGCTTGTTTATCTGCTTGTTGTTCACCCAATACAAAAGCTATAGCCTGTTGTAATGTGGATGTCATAGCACCTAAATAAACTTTTGCGTAATCTGGTCCAGTAATACGCCCTTTAGTATATTGGTCTTCAAGGCGTACTTCTATGGTTTCCATCAGTTCATCAAAAACACCAGTACCATCTGTTTCTTTAGTTGTTAAGTCAGCTACTTCAATATTAGCCATGATTTATCCTTATGGTAAAACCACTGTATTATCTACTGCTAAGTCTGACTCTACTACTAAAGCAAGAACAGTATCTATTATTGTAAACGTTGTAGAACCCCCAGTACCCAATATAAGTGTATAAACACCTGATTGGTCTAAGAGTATATCAGTTTCAATATGTCCAACAGTATCTGCTAGAATAGTACCAGGAGCAACGTAAGTGCCGTCATTCTGCCACCCACCTGCCCCTACAACACCATCTGTATACGTTACACTACCATCTGGAGCTTGTAATTGTAGGTCAAAATAGTCCTCTGCATACGAAGTATCCGTAGGGGATAGTGTCCAATTAAATGTAACTGTGGTGTCTTTGATTAACATAATGTTTCCTATTAGTCTAAGTTGTTAGCCACTGCTTGCGTTTTGGCTAAATCGTTTAAGTCATTTTGCGTTAAAGCATCCAAAATTTCAACACTAAATTCAGGTACTAAAACGCCTTTACGTATTTTCTCGCCTCTGGGTCCTTTAACTGTTTTAAATACTTGGCATTGGCGTTCTTTTATCATATTTAATATGATTTGAGGAACGTGCCAACCATTCTCTGCATTAAAGGGGACAAATTTCTTTTGGGTAGGGATGATAGAGTTACTTGCAGTAAACACTTCACCTTCCCATTCTTTCTTGTCAGGATTCATACAAGTAACCCTAACTCTAACTAATTTAGTTGCTTCTTTAATAAGATGCTGCCTTTTTTGGGCAGGAGTCATACTTCTCCACGCATTTGGGTCTTCGGCTACTGCAGGTGTAGCAGTTGCTGCAACCTTTACTGCTTCCAATAGTTCTTCTTCATTTGGTGCTGGATTAGGTGGAATATATGTCTCAATTCGTTTCTTTAGTGCTTCATACCCAATATTAGGATGGAAAGGTACTTCTAATTTTGTAGCTTTTTTCTTTAGTTCATCTAGTGCAGCTTCAGTTGTTACTGCGTTTTGGTCTGAGTTTGTCATGATATTTCTCTCTATATAAAATAGCCCCTCCGGAATTGAAGGGGCTATATTCTTACTTTAAATGTATTGCTTAGTACTCAGCAACACACTTAACTACTGCTAGACGTTCAGGTCTTAACAACATAGTACCGTAGTACCATTTGATAGACATAAAGCCCATTTCGCCATACGGGTCATCTTTGCTATAAGAAATAGCATCGCCCGGCTTAGAGTGCTTGATTTTGAACTTAACAGTTTTACCATCAGTTTGGAAACCAATAGTAGTAAACGACTGTTCACCAACAACTAACATTGGGAATACGTCATATTTACCACCGGATTCACGATAACCAGCAGTATTACCACCGTCACCACCAACAGTTGCACCAACACCAGCCCAATGCATCATTTCAGGAACTACGATAATCTTGAACTGGTCAATCTGTCCAATTTCACCACGAGCAATGTTGCCAGCAGCAGCGTACTTCTCAACTGAAACGAAACCTGAACCAACTTCAGCAGATGGGTCCATAGACTTCATCTTTTTAACCATTGGAATAAGTTCTGAACCGATAAACATATAACGAGCACCGTTAACAGTTTGGGTGTCTACCATACGAGTACCAGTGATAAGTTTAGTAGCTTTAGGACAACGGTTATTGTCTAAATCAATACTTAAACGCATTAGGTCTTCATATGTAGGAACAGACGCTGTTCCATTAGCTTCACCAGTTACTTCACTAGTCTGGATAGCAACACCACCGTAACGAACAACACCAGCACCATTTAACAAGTCAATCTGAAGGGCATCTTCAGTCATCTCATTAGCACCGTTAATCATTTCACGGTTAATGTGCATGGAAAGTTCTGCATCAGTATCAAAGTCTAAAGACTCTTGAGTGTATTCATCGAAGAAACCAAATTTCTCGATAGAACCTTCAAGTTCGACTCGTCTGAAACCAACTCGATTTACACGACCACCGACTTCAGAAAGAGCAGGAAGTTTACCAGAGATAGTTCCTACGTCTTTAGATGAACCATACAGATTACCTGTAGCAGGTACTGCATCTCCAACTGTATCACCAGTAAATGTGTAACCGTCATCAAAAGGAGATGAACCAGATGCATAAGAACCACCAGTAGCGGTGTATTCAGCATAGTCAGCAGCTTCACTGTTCTGAGTAGTCAAAACTGAACCAAGACCACCTGAAGCAATTGAACGGTTTATCCAAGCATTAACTAGTGTCTGGGCTGCTAATAGTGCAGCTGCAGCATCATTACCTTCACCTACAAAGTAAAGATTAGAAGAGCCATCTAATTGAGCACCAATACGTGGACCAGCTACTTTAATAGTAACTGTTTGTTTATCAACACCTACACCAACGCCATCAGCGTCAATACCTTGGTCGTTGATGTTTGCATCATCGAGCAATGGTAGGTAATGATATTTTTTGATTTTCTTACCGAAATGCTTAGGCATAGAAGTTACGTCAGCCAATTGACCAAAATACGCTTCTTTTTTAGCTTCGATAAGTGCTTTTTTCTGCCAGTAAAACTCGTTAAATTGAGTATCACCTACGCTGGATTGACTGCCCCCAGCTGGGTCGTTGTACATACGTTCGTTAGCCATGATAGGCTCCTATAAATAATAAAAGTTAAAATTGTGGTGTACTAACCTTTTCAAACTCCTCGTCTGACATAGCAAGTGGATTGTACTTTTGCTTGCTTGTCGTACTTGGAGCAGTTTTAGTTGTACTTGCTGCTTTCTTTCGATTCTTAAGCTTGGGATTATTATTCGTATTCACTTGAGGAGGTGCTGTTACATGTTGTTGAGGTTGTTGTTGAGTTTGTTGACTCACTAACTGCCCATTATTATGTAAATAGTCCCCTACCTGTTTATACGCTAATATATCCGAGAGTCCATTTAAGTTACCCAACATACGTTGATTTTGTACTATTGAATCAATTTGCTCATAGTCACCACTACCGACTTGATTATTAATTGCTCCAATTAGTGCAGGTTGCTTATATAACTCTTCTTTACTGGCTTCATCCCACTTATTGCTTATGATGTCGATAGTGCTTGCATAGGAGTCTGTGTGCTTTATTTCTGCAAGTACTCCATCCAATTCTACTACTTTATCATCTACAGTGTAAGTATTTGGTTTGTACTCAGTATCTGCGTTAACATCTACTTCTAGTGGGTCAATCCCACCATCTTTCATAAGTTTAACTATTGCATCTGGGTCTTTTTTATCCAAATCAATTAAGTAGTTTAACTTATCTTCGTCTAACAGGTTATTATTTTCTAACATCTTAAGAATTTTCATACTAGGCTTTAGCCCGGTCATTTTCTTATTATAATCAGCACCCATTTGCATTAGTCTTATAGCTTCATCCACGTTAGACACTTGGACTTGCTTACCTGACGCATTGAAAGGTGTTAATAACTTATTGTATTCTGCTTGAAAATCTACAGTGTTGTCAACTTCTTCTTCTGTATTAGTAGTACTGTCTTCACTTGCTGTAAGTTCAGTATCTACTTCATCTTCTGTAGCTGACTCTGTGTTATGTTCCTCAGTAGCTGTATTTTCTGTTTCTTCCTGCTGTTCTGGTTCTGTACTTTCAGTCTCACTAGTCGCTGGCTTTTCTGATTCGACATCTATTTCTTCCTCTATGGTTTCAGTTTCTTCCTCAGTTTCTTCAAGGACAGGCTCTGGTTCAGCCATATTCATTATTTCTTCATCAGACATTTCTAGGGGGTTCTGTTCGTCACTCATTAGATACCCTCCTCTAATATACTTTCTCTTTCTTGTTCATCACGCTGTATAGCTGCTCTAGCTTGATTACCTGCTCGCACTATATCAATTAAGAAGGATTTGAATTGACCAATACCGTCAATACTTCTTAATGTACGTTCTCTTGCATCTTCGGGTAAATTTGAATCTGCTCTAAGCATAACTAAGTTTGTTGCATAAGTAGCGAAATAAACTTCTTCAATTAGTTTTTTAAAATCTTTATTATCTTTGAGTCTTAAATAGCACTCTTGTAACTCTATTTCAAATTTAGCTGTTTCTATGTCTATTTCTATTTGGTGTAAATCGCTTTCATTACTCATGGTAGTTCCTCGTGTCCCGCAGCATTACCTGTCGGATAGTTATTTGCCGTTAGGCTAGATAGTTGACCCCGCCTGTTTTTTAGGGGCTAACTGGTTTTCTCTGACCTTATTAACGTGTTTCAAGCTTTCTAAGTTCATGTTACTTCTAGCTTGTTCACCTTGTAATTGAAGGTCCCTTCTTTGCTTAGTTCCTGATTCCTGCTCCAAAAAGTCTAGATTCTTGAGGTCAGTATCACTTTCTAAGTTACCTACCTTAGCATTATCAAGATTGGCATTAGCGTTATTCTCATTAGCTTTAGCATATTCATTAGCTATTTGTGCTCTGAGTAATTCCACTTCTAGTTTCTTGGCTTCTTCTGCTAGTGGGTCAGGTTGTGGCTGGTAATCTTGTATCTTTTTAGCTAATTCAGGCATTTTACGTAATCGTGCAATATCAGCTAATATAATTTGTGAAAACTCTGGACCCATTGTTTGTCCAGTAGTTTGTAACATAAATGCTAGTTCTTCTGCTTTACTATTATCTGCTTCAGCTGTAGATATGGTCAACTTGAGGTCAAATTTACCCTCTAAGTCGTCTTTACGTACCTCTACAAATTCTTCATTAGTTACTCTTACTACTTCTACGTCTTCTAAGAACTCAGCATTCATGCTAATTATCTTACGACCTACTTGCTTCATTCCTTCAGCTAGACGTCTTAATATACCCAGTTCACGTTTAGATGTAGCATCTAAAGCAGATTTAATACCTGTAGCTGTTTGTCCTAGAGCTTGCCCGGTAATTCCACTATTCCCCTGGCTAAATGCTTTTACACCTGTAAGGGACTCTGCATCAGAGTTCTGCATAGCTAACATAAATTGTGCTGATTGAGGAATTTCAGGGTAAGTATGCATATGGAAGCCCATTCTAGGGTCTAAATTAGCATTAAACTCATAATCTTCACCAGCATCAAACTTACGTCTATTAGTTACATCTAGAGCATCTTTTCTTCTGCCCATTTGACCATTAGCACTTCTACCCATAATATCAATCATTCCACGAGTTACAGCACCTATAATCTTTTGGTTTTCTTCTAGTAATTCACCATCAGGCTCACCATAAATAGAGCGTCTTACTGGTAAATACTGTACAGAAATGAAAGGAACTTTTTGGTCAGGGAAAGGATTTTCTTCTAGTCTAATTAGAGTATTACCTACATAAGCAGCAACGATAGGGACCAGTATATTATTACCAGCGATATCCCAATAACCCCAATACTCGTATACAACAAACTTTTTTCTCGGTTTATCGTTGAAATTAAAGTTTCCAGTAGTTTCCTCAGTTTCATGGTCAGCCTCACCTAATATTGAATTATTATCTATATTTATTTTATCTAGGTTTGTGTACTTACCATCCCTTTTCAGTTCAGAAATAGAAGCCTCAAAACTATATATGACAAAGTTAGCTTTATCCAAATCACCTAAGCAACTAGGGTCTATTGTAACGTTATTATAGTTACAGACCTCTAATGTAGGTTGGTTTTTAATTGTTTTTGTCTCTATATGTGTACCAACTTGCTCAGGTATATGGGGTATACCTGTTTGCATGGTGGCTTGTATAGCTTGTTGTGCTTCTGGTGAAATCTGTTCTGGAGATTGTTGAGCCATCTGCATTGCTTGCTGTATTTGTTGCACTTCCTCTGGAGTACGGGCAGGTACGGGCTGTATAGTAGGTACTTCTACTTCTTCCTCCTCAAAGTCCCAACCCACACGTACAATAGCAGTTCCTTCATCCACTGCTGTACGTACATATTCATCAATAAAACGTATTTTATCAATCTTTGTATTGAGTTGGTTATTAAGAACCAAACCGTTTTGAATTGCAGCTTTTTTATCTTCATATGTAATTGGGTCAGTATTAAATATATCGTCTGTACTAAGGAAAGGTTCTGAAAGTGAGGCATAACGCCACTCCGCTTGTTTACGGATAAGTTTAGGAACTATCTGTGAACGACCTGCTGTTTTCTTTCTAGCAGCCGAGCCAGTACCTTTAAGATTATCTAACCATGTATTAACTCTCTCTACGTGAGAATCTTTATCAGGAGTAGCATCAGTAAAGTCTTGTTTGAAGTCCTTAACAGTTGGTTCATTAACCCAATCAGTTAATTTAGCTTCATCTGTATCCAAGTCTTCTCTGTTTTCTTCTGGCTTATCTAAGTCCATAAACTTACCTATAAGTTAATTGTGGATAGTATACATTAATAATTGCATTAATATAGAGTTTATACTGTTTCATTAGTCACTATTGACCCTTGATTCTTAAGAATTGTGCCACCCCAAGTATACGACTTACCTAGTGTGTAAGTATATGAACCTGCTCCGGGGTGGTCTACATATGTCTGTTGACCAGAGACAGCAAATAACCAACCAAACCCAGGTTCATATTCTGTATTTAGATTCTGAGCCGAATAAAAACTATCTATCGGTGTACCATTTCTATATAGCGTGTATGTAACATCATGCCAAGGGTATGCAGTTCCTTGGCTTCCTGTCTGTTGGTAGCTCCATTTAATCTCTATTGGGTTACCAACAGACACATGAGTACATGTTGTTGGTGTTGGTCCTCCACCTGAATTTATAATAGGCTCAGACTGTACAGCTGCTAAATTCTTGTTGAAAGATTGTATAGCTGTTAGGTTAATTGCGTTACCGATTAGTGTTTTACCTGTGATAGTGTATGTAATAGTTCCTGTTAATACACCTGTACCTGTTGTCATATTACTAGCAGCACTCATTATAGCATTGTCACCACTATCGGTAATAGATGATGCACTAATGTTATTGCCAGCAGCAGTAACTTTAAATGTACCATTACTTGTACCACTACCATTGTGACTAAGTTGTGTAGTACCTTGGAATAGGCTTATAGTTGTACCTGAGTCTGTGTAATCGCCATTAGCACCAGCACTGTCTGTTGGTATGGTATGGGAGCTATTAGTCAATAATACACTTACTGCATCTTCTCCCGGTTGTGCTCTACTGAACACTTGGGTTGTTTGTGCAACAAAATCAATACCATTAATTCTTTTACCAGCCATAGCATAAGTAATAAACGCAGTATCTTGTGTCATATTAGAGTGTGCTGCTACTAGAGCATCACCACTGCCTGACACTGAACCATTAGTAATATTCACATCATTAATAGAACTGAGTCCCCAAGTACCAGCCGTTGTTCCAGCCCCATTATAATTTAACTTAGTTTCCCCTTCATAGACACTTAATGTTGTGCCACTTTGTGAGTAATCTGCAATAACACCAGCATTATTAGCTGCAAGAGACACAGCTGGTTTATAATTAAGAATAGTCAAAGCATCTGTTCCAGATGGCCCCATTGGACCTTCTTCACCAGTATATCTTGACCATTCATAGTAAGAGGCAGAAGTTCTTACACTAGGTTCTGTAGCATCTTGATACCAAGTCTCTACATTAGTACCCATATAGAGGTTATTTTCATGTGGGGTGGCTGGGCTATAGTTTGCAGTAGCAATTCTGCCAGTAGGATATTGCACATCACCAGTACCATTAATAGTATTAGCATAAGCAAAATCTACTCTGTTACTTAGTCCTGCTGCTCCATCATCACCATCATTCCCATTAGTACCATTTATACCATTGACGCCATTAGTACCATTAGTACCATCTTCTCCATCACTTCCAGCTATTAGTATAGCTGCACCCCATGTACCAGAACCTTGTGTGGCAGCTACCTTTTGTGAAAGCCAATTACAAGCGGCTGATGGTGTTGTATGCCAACCACCTGTTATACCTGAACCAGTTGGGGCTGATGGTTGTGAGCCAATGGCGTTATCATTATATGTAATATATACTTGATATCCATCATCACCTTTTGCTCCATCTACACCGTCTGTACCGTCATTAACCATTAATTCCCAAGCAAATCCGTCATAGATATATACTTGTCCATCACCTGTATTTTTGTATACCCAATTCTCTACTGGGCTTGAGGGAGCACTGGCTAGATTACCTTTCCATATAATGGATAAACCGTCTTGACCATCACCACCATCTTGACCATCTGCACCTGCTATTTGTATTGGAGCACCCCATACACCAGCTGAAGCACTAGTGGCTACTTTTTGAGACATCCAGTTACAAGCAGCAGTAGGTGCTGTATGCCATATACCTGAATTACCGTTACCTGCTGGAGGAGTTCCCGGATTAGCAGTTAAAGCATTATCATTGTAAGTAATATATACATTATTTCCGTCTGCTCCTTGAGCACCTGTAGCTCCATCAGAGCCATCTAATACCATTACTTCCCATGCAGAGCCAGTATAAATATATACCTGACTATTATCTGTGTCTTTGTACACCCAATTTTCAACGGGGCTTCCGGGAGGACTTGAAGATTCACCTTTCCACACTATTGGTAATCCATCAGCACCATCTCCACCGGGATTACCTTGGTCACCTTTTGACCCTTGAACACCATCAACAGACATTTGATACCAAGTAGAGTCCTGATACACGTAACTCTTAGCATCTGTTTGGTTATAATAAGCAAACCCATTTGTAGGAGTGTAAGCTGCCTCAAAAGCAGCTAAATTAAGATAAGAACCCTTAAATACTACTGGAGCACCGTCATCACCAGCAACACCTTGAGCACCTGAAGGACCAGTTGGTCCTTGTACGCCTTGTATACCTTGAGGTCCTTTGAAATTAACCCACTCATAATCAGTATAAGTAGTGGATATTGCAGGTTCAGTTGCAGGAGGAATCCAAGTAACTACATTAGTACCTACCCACTCCATACCAGTAGGGTCAGCACCGGGAGGATAACTATTAGTAGTACCTGCATCATCTACACCATAGGCTACATCTAATCTATTGGCTGTGTTCTGTACAGCTGCTTTACCAGCTTTTATCTTTTTTAATGAAGTATTTATAGTGGCTGATTGTCCAGAAACAGTATGAGTACATATAATAGTAAATGTTTCTATATCTGTATTCCAAGAACCACCTGATGATGAAAAAGTGAATTGCCCTTCTGTTCCATTGGCATTACTTATACTTACTTTTAAATTATTTAATGTACGCTCATGGTATTCACCTGCAACTGCCCCCCCAGCTATTTGATAAGTACAAGCTGTTGTAACTGGAGTAGCACCAAACCAAGGCGTCACTGTCCCACCTTCATTACTAAAAGTGTAATTAGCACCATTAAAGTCAGTATGTATACTATTTATGTCCTCAATAGCCAACAATAATGTCGTCATTGCTGAGTATTTAGCTGGGTCACTCCATGCAGGTGGTGTTTGCCATACACCAGCAATCATTACATATGTTCTTTCTGAAACCCATGTTACCTCGTCATCATCAGGGTCTGTAGGGTCATCTAACCAATTTGTGGGTAAAGTTTCTGTTCCCGGACCAGCATATGAACCCCCAGAAGGAGGTGTTTGAGAAACATCTGTTCCTTGGGGGTAGTTTCTAAAAATATAAGAATGAAATGAGCCATCTCCATCTATGCCGGGAGTACCATTAGTATAATCTGTTCCTAATGTAGGAATATAGAGATATTGTATAGGGTCTGACCAAGTTCCCGGTGTAGGCCATGTATTAACGCCTACAGTTAGATAAGATACATAAATATACTGAGATACATAAACTGCATTACCAACCCCAGGTTGCATAGGGTCGTCTATCCAACCACCATTAGGCATCACTTCGTCTGTACCATCAAACGACCCTGTATTGATTGTAGGAGCAGCTGGTGGACTGCCTAGAGGAGCCTCTTTATATACTTTACTTACATAGACACCAGTACCATCATTATAGTCAGTACCTCTTACGGGTATATAAGACCCCCATTGTACTGCAGAATCAGGCCAAGTAATTCCTGAGTCCAATTCACCAGTATGTATTTTTGTAGCAGTGATAGCCCATATTACTTCATCACCTGTAGGGGATAAGTTAGGGTCATTAGTCCATCCAACAGGGTCATCTGCGAATTTATCATAATCAGGATATACTGGAGTGGTGGCATCATGTACTGGTGCTGTATCTTTAGATGAAATAGCAAATAAAGTTTCAAAATACTTACCAATAACACCATCTTCACCACGAATATTAGTTACTGCACCCCAAGCACCAGTAACACCATTAGTTGTGGTTTGTGTTATTACATAAAAATCTGAAGATGTTTGTATCTGTCCCCAATCAGCGGGATTTGTGTCAGGGTTACCTGTACCAGTATCACTAAACCAAAAATCAGTATATGTATCAGAGCCATCATCACCTACAAATTTTACGCCAGCTGAGTAATCAGCATCAGTGCCAGTGGGGGTTGATGTACCGTTAATGAAAGTAGCCTCTCTTAACCATTTGTCTGTTACTACTATAGGTTTAGAGTGCCATCCAACTGTTGGTTCAGCTCCACCATTATTATCTGGGGCATACTGGAATCTAACTTCCACAGTATCTGATGCTGTTCCTGAAGGACCTGCTGACCCATCTTTGACTTTAAGAATAGTAATTGTGTCAGTGTATGCTCCAGCAGTGGCTGTTACTTGTACATTACTGTTAGTACCAAACTCTGCTGCAGTTATGAAAAAGGTATCTAGGGCATCTGTTCTTTCAACAGGTAATGATAAATCTGGTACTGTTGTCCAATCAACATCATTAATAATGCCTTGTTTGAGTGCAGTACAATTAATTTGTGTCGGTACTGGATTAGAATCATTTTCATCAAATGCAAATACTTGTGAGTCAGAATCTATACGAAATACAATTGCAGCATCTCCGGAGAATAAAACTGATTCACTCCATTCTGTATCCTGTGGAGGCTCTGCTCCATCTGATGCAAACATTCTTGTGCTAATGTATAAATTAGCAGTACCTGATGGTATATTCTCTGTCCAACCAGATACAACACCATCTACTGGTTGTGGAAAAGCATACTCACCACCTGTAGGTCTTTCAGCTATTGGTACAGCTGAACGCTTAAAAGCATAAGCTTTGTATATAGTTTGTGCTGTTACACCAACCTCACCTTTAATTTTAATAGGATTAGCTGTGTCACAAGTCCATACTTCATCAGAACCTAAAGTACAAACAACCATCCATTCATCGTCTGTAGCTGGAACATCTTCCCAAGGACCTGTATTAGTTGGACCAAATTGATGTTTAGTGCCTGTACCAGTTGCACCAAGTAACTTAGGAACTGTCCATGAGGCATCTTGACCAACACCATCACTTGTAAACAAGCGTTTAGACATGAAAGCAGGACCAACCCCAGCAGGAATACCATCTTCCCAACCAGCTGTTGTAGGTACAGGACTAGCATAAGAACCACCATCAGGAGTAGTAGGTACTCCATTAGTGTGTCTTATAAAGGCATATGATACAAATTGCGTATTAGTGACACTTGGGTCATTATGTATCTTAGGTGTAGACCAAGGACCCCTTAATACCCAAGAACCTGAACCACCACCAATCCAAGTATGCTTATAACGATTAGTAGATACGTAAGTAGTCCAGCCATCAGTATAATCTGGGGTATCTTGCCATGTGTTAATAGGTTCAGGCATCGACTCCAACAATCCATCAAAACTCCCTGTACCATCTGTTATGTCAGGAACTGGACTACCGTTAAGAACGCTATAATATACGAAAGAAACAAAATCCCCAGAGACTCCATCAAAGTAATCTTGTCCCTTCGTGGGTGCTGTCCCGTCCCTGAGTACGATTGAACCGTTAGAACCAGTGACAGTAAAAGTACCGTCACCGTTATCTGTAATAGTGACACCAGCACCAGTATCTCCAATATCACCTTTATCACCTGTAAGACCTGTTAAACCTTTAGAACCAGGGTAGCCCCTTGGTCCCGCTGGTCCAGTATCACCCTTAGTTCCCATTTAAACCCATCCATTACTATCTAATTTCTCGTTAGCTGTATTATCATTTTCTATTAATGCAGCATTTTCTATTCGCTGAAGACTTCCTTCAAATTTCTGTAAATACATAGAACTAACGTTTGGTTGCCCTTCAAGGGCAGGAGTATTTGTATGTGCTCTAGCAGCAATAAAATAAACCAACGCTTCCAAAACACTATCAGGTATTGGTATATCTGTTGTTGTTGGGTCCAACCCAGCAGCAACTATTTTAGTCGGTGTTGCTCTATAATAAACAGTAAGTATTGTGGAATCATCAGGTTCATACGCAGTTAATGCGTCATATGCTGGTGTGTACAGACTATTATCACTATTATTATCATTTAAAGGTAGATTGCCTATTTCTGTGGCATCACTACTAGTAACTCGCTCTATTTTTAGTATATCGCCAGTAAATTGATTAGTAGCTGAATCCAATAAATATTTAATAGGTTCTGCTGAACCGCTATTAGCCGCAAAATCTGGTTGCAAATAATACGTACTAATTGAAGAATACTCTTGTATTTGTATACTTTTTATCTTTAGGGGTAAACGTTTATATAATTCAATTAATCCCATATTTAGATGTGACACAATAGCAGGATAAGCTGTAACAGGTATGCCATCTTCATCAGCACCACCTATAGATAACTGTGCTAATTCGCCATAATTTAAGTGCTCAAATATATCTGATAACAACATAATATTGTCCTATTGGTCTATCGTGCCTTGAAGAATTTTAATTGTAGCAAACCAAGTTTGTTTGCCACCGCCACTAACTGTTTCATCTACCTGTATTTCTAACAAAGCTGAACCCAATTGATTTGATAATATAGCTCCAGTATCTGCACTAGCGAATTTAGGTACAACTAAACTATTTACCCAATCTGACCCTGTCTCTGATATAGACACTATAACAGGGTCTAGGATGATTGTTTTTCTATCTTTAGATACAACAGACGCTTTAACTACTGCACTACTGTTTATGAGAAAAGCGATATCATCTTTAAATAGTTCTGTGGGAAGTAATGAATCGTCCCCAGTAACAAGTGTCGGTGTTACAGACATAATTTAGCCTCTAATTTGTTATTTACGGTTGCAGTTAATTTACTAACTTTGTTTGCTGTGCTTATGCTTTGAATATTAGCAGATAATGTACCTGCAATACTAGCAGTACCTCTCTGAGTAATATTTGCAGTCAGACAGGTATCATATAGGAAACCGTCTTGTAATAACCCACTAGTAGCTATTTCAAATGGGTTAATTGCGGGGCTGGCATCTATATTTGTAGCAAACGCCCAGCTGTTATGTGGTCGCATTGTAGATGCAACGCTACCAACAAAGAAAAACTCTTTTAATCCTAATGCACTTTGATTAAATGTTGGTAATTGGTTGGATACAGTACCATTAATAGTTTCAAAGGTAACTATACCATCTGCATCATTATTAAATCCTGGGGCTGCTGATGTTGCATACCCAGTAATAGCATCAATACTGAATGAACCACTAGCACTTTGATTGAATAGTGTATTAGTGGATGTACCTATACCATTTATAGTTTCAGCACCAATAGTACCAAGAGCGTTTTGAGTATAACTTGGTACTGTGGATACACTAAATCCAATAATAGAATCAATTGACAGGTTACTTATAGCACTTTGAGTAAATAAGGTGGATGTGGATGTACCATCTCCTGTTACAGCTTTTTGTGAAAGTGCAGCAAGACCATTTTGATTAAAGGTAGTTGAAGTGTTTGTACCAAAACCAGTAATAACTTCAGCACCTACTGTACCTACTGACTCATTTTGGGTAAAGCTAGGAGCTGTGTTGGTTATATCACCAATAATTGCATCAACAGAAAAGCTACCAGATGCACTCTGAGTAAATAATAATGGACTACTAGTAGCTGCCCCAAATACTTTAGTGATGAAGCCATATGTTGTTTGTTGGAATAGCGGCCTAGTAGTTGTTATATCACCAGAAATAGCATCAATTGTAATAGTGCCATTAGCTGTTTGCTGAAATGTTGTACCTATATGCTCAATTGAGCCAATAATGGCGTCTTGCTCTAAAGAGCCTTGTATATTCTGTGTGAATAATTGCTTAGATGAGGTTAAGTCACCAGCAATAGCTTCTGTAAGTAAATCACCAGATAAGAATTGTTGGAATAAAGGCCTAATACTAGTACTTTCACCATCAATAGCATCTATGGTAAGTGTACCTGTGATGCTTTGAGTGAATGAGCTACTAATTGAGTCAGCTAACCCAAATTTACTTAGGTTACCTTTTACTCCTAGTGCATTTTGTGTAAAAGTAGACTTAGATGACGTTAACGGACCACGTATATCACCTGTACCTGCTGCACCAATGGCAGCAGCACCAATCGCTGTAGCTGCCATATTCATAAGTTATTATAAATCCGATGCGGCAGAATTACCTGCTTCAGCTACAATTGTCGCATTATCTTGTCTGGCTTTAATTTCACCACCTTGACGAGCAACATCTTTTATTGTGTCTACTAATTCATCTAAAAAAGCTTGAGCTTTTTGGCTGTTACTAGCAGTATCCAAATCAATTGGATTTGCTTCAGCATGTTTCATATCTTGCTTGCCTCTAATATAATCTTCAGCAAATCTTACCATACGAGTACCTGCTAAAGTTTTCCCGGCTAAAGTTTCCATTATTAGTTTTGCATCTGATATTGCTGTCATGCTACTCCCCTATTATATTAAGTCAACTACTGCAGCTTCTGCTGCTGCAGTAACTACAGCATAATTATCGGCAACTGCTTTATTACTAGCACCAGCTTTAGCTCTATTCTTAATGAATGTAAGTGTTTTATCTAAAAACTCTTGCGCTTTTTCTTCATTAGTAAAGCCTTGCTCATCTTGGTAGTTTATGAAATTTTCTACCACATTTAGCATCTGAGTATTGGCTAGGGATTTACCTGCCAATGTTTCAAGAATAGTTATAGTATCTGTTACTGCTGTCATTCTACATCCTCCAAAGAATCTATTATTGTTGTTTCACCGTCTATTGTAATTTGCCCACTAGCTCTACCTATCCATGTAGGGTATCTTGTAGGTTGTCCACTATATCCTGCAGATACCTGTAATAGCTTTGCATCTACTCCTAAGTCTATCTGTGATATAAAGTGTAAAGAAGCTGCCTCTACTTTTGCTGCAAGTAGTAATAACTCATCCTCTAGTGATTGTTTATCAGTTATCATTCAATACTCTCCGTTTAAGTCTTGCTAAGTCTGATGCAGCCCAGTTTACTACACAACCTAATCTTTTACTCATATTAAGTACACATGAAAAGGCATCTTTTGTTATATCCTTATCATTGACATTAAATATCTTAGGTGCATTATCACAAGCACAAGGTGTTACATCACCAAACATATCGACATGACATGAAGCACAATGACAGTCTCGTGTATTCCACACACTATTCTTAGTTGCAGAACCATTGTCAGAAATCAAATGCACTCTTCTTTCTGAAATACCTTTTTCTCTACATAAATCAAATATTTCAGGATTTATTGGGTCATGCCAAGCATCTCTAGACACTTGCATATCTATTACCCCATCAACATGCAAATCCATTAATTTTTTGGTTATTTTAGTTCTTTTACCGTTGGTCGCCATCCACACTTTAGAGTGGTTTGAAGCTATAGCTAAATCCAGAAATTCCCAAAATTGTGGATGAATTGTAGGTTCACCTCCACCAAGATTTAAGCAACTCGTTCCATCCGATAGTTGTAATACCTTTTTAAATATAGCTAAAGACATATCAGTGCCATTTTTTCCTTTTTTACAAGAAAAAATACAATGCTTACAGCTCATATTACATCTATCAGTCATACGTATATACATTAGAAGACTCCCGGTGCTGACCCTACTGGTGAACTTTCATTAACATATGCCCTTAAATAGATGTCCCGTTCTTCTGGAGTGTCTGAACTGTTATATTTCCTGATTTGTATTGTACAATTTACTGTAAATGCACCCCCATCTGAAGAAACATAGATGCGTCTATTCACATCTAGGCGTTGGTATGAAGAAGTAATTGTATTTAACCCATTGACAGTGCCTGAGAATGCTGTATATCTAATCTCAAAATCAGCACCATTACCTGTTGCAATTTCATCTAACCAATCAATAAGTTCATCGCCTATATCATTCTGTATGTTTTCACTCCATGATATACATGAACCCGTGGAATTGAACATTATACCTGCTTCAGCCCATGCAGCACCGGTATCATTTTGCGTAACAGTACCTGCTGTGCCATCAGTATCAAAGATAATATTAGGCAAAGCACTAGCACCATACCACTCATTAAATGTCATCTGTACGGCACTACCTTTACCAATTAAACCACGTATATCAGAATCGTTAACAGTACAAGATGCACCATTAGCTCCACCTGCTTCTATATGCATTTCATTTAAGGTAATTTGACCAGATGCAGGTAGAGCCATTAAAGAAGTTCCTCTAAAATTGCTTCAATTTTTTCCATACGTTTCTTCAAGTCTTGGATTTCCTCATCTTTTTCTTGGAGAGCGCCCGTAAGTACTGCGACTGTTCTACCATAATCTACTGTTAAATAATTTTCTCCTGATTTCGATACAGTTGATTGGGGGTTACCGTCCCCATCTCTCTTTCTATCAAAATTAGCAAGTGGAGCTAATTCAGGATGTGTAGCATGTACACTCTGTGCAGACAATCCTATTTCAGTACCAGCCTCATCGAATATATGTGTAGTTTCTTTGGCTTTATCATTCCAAGTATATTTGATAGGCCTCCATTGGTTGACAGCGTCCATACATTTAGTAAGGTCTTCAGATATATCTTTTAATCTTTCATCAGAAGAATAGTAAGCGTAAACATTACCTTCAAATATACCTGAACCACCTGCATATATACTACCGGTACTAGGTTTCATTTGTACTTGTGTGCTTGTTTGACAATGATATATCGTACCTGATGATATAAAAGTTGCATTGTAATAAGAAGCAGCACTACTAGAAGTAGAAGCGGAAGGTACATGCCCATTACCACTTCCAGTTGGGTGTACATAATAATTTGCATTACTTGGGGCATGTGCCGCTTGAGAGTGATTATAAGCAGTTGTTCCTCTATCACCTCTATATGCTGTAGAAGATGATGAACCGAGTGCTAAATTCGATGTGCCTTTAGTTGCTGCTAAATCATATGCAGTTTTTACTGCGGAACTTGATGCAGAGACTGATGTAGATGTAGAACTAACTGAGCTAGATATGCTTCTCCAAGTATTTCCAGAAGAGGTTATATAACCTGCACCATTAGTTAACTGGGTGTTATTGGTAGGTATCGTAGGTTGCCCTGTCACATTAGACCAAGCTACGCTATTAGCGGTAGTGGCAGTAGTAGCTGTTGTGGCATTGCCTGACAGTGATGCAGTGATGGTTGTTCCTGAGAAAGTTATATAGTTAGTATTATTTGTATACCATCTCTGTGTACCACCAGTTCCACCTAGAGTCTGTAACTTAAACCCATTATCTGTATTAACTCTTAAGATATTGTAAGCATTACCACTTGAACTAGCTGTAACTAATAAACCTGTGTTGTTATTAGTATCCCAACTACCACCACTATTCAAATTAGCATGAAAATAATCAGCAGATACGCTACTGGTAAATGTACCAGTGGTAGCACTTAATGCTGTAGATTCTTGGTATGGTGTATATCCAAGAGCATTAGTAACATTTCCTGAAGTTAAAGATAAAGTGCCACCTAATGTAAGGGAACCTGAAGTATTTACCGTTCCAGTTAATGTTAATCCACTAACTGTACCTGTACCAGTTACTTGAGTAACATCACCAGTTGTTCCTGTAGTGACTGCAGTTATATGCCCATCTTCATCAACAGTTATTTGGTCAATTTTTGTGCCATTAGCAGTAGAACCAAATGTACCTGCCGCTATTGCAGAACTGGGATGTGAATAATCATTGGCTGTAGCTGAACCTGTGTACCCAAGATTAGCTAAAGTCAACTGTCTAGTAGCGACCGTACCGTTACAATCTGTGACATGCCCTTCACCATCAGTAGTAACATTAATGTCGATATCATCAATAACGTACGCACCGCTTAGGTGTCCAGTATCAATAGAAAAATCATCACCCGGATGTGTTGGGTGGGTGTAATTACTTAACCCAAGGTCATTACTAAATACAGATAATCCGATTTCTGAAAATCTCTTTCTTCTTTCAGCACCATTATCCAGTAAGATTACTTCATCAACTGTGCCTGAGACAGCAGCCGTCATATCTGTTAATTCAGACAAATCGAGTGTAATTGTTCCTGATGTAGTAAACGAACCATCAAGACCTGTACCCGTACCTACAGAGGTTACTGTTCCAGTATTATTAGTTGCAGCAGTGTGACCTGTGTAACCGAGGTCTGCTAATGTCAGAGTTCTAGTAGCTACCGTACCATTGCAATCAGTTACGTGTCCCAATGTGTCAGTACTAACGTTAATATCAATGTCATCTATAACAGTAGCCCCGGATAAATGCCCGGTATCTAAACTAAAGTCATCTCCTGGATGTGTTGGATGGCTGTAATTATTTGCACCATTTGCAACATTAATTAATGACCTTACCGCAGAAGCATTATATGACCGCATAAAGGTGTCAGTACCATTGTTACCAATAAAATTACCCATTCCAGAACTTGCACCTGTAGTAGAAGCACTACTTGAGCCGTTAATATAATTACAGTAAATGTATCCAGAGGAGCTTCTTTGTACTACTGTATTATTTCCTGCTGAAGATGAGACTGTATAAGGGAATGAGTAATCATTTGCTGTTGCAGAACCAGTATAACCAAGATTAGCAAGGGTCAAGGTTCTGGTTCCTAATGCTGTTACATGCCCTGTACTGTTAGTAGTAACAATATCTACTATTGTTGCACCAGAAGTATTTATATTAGTAGAAGAATAAGCTGGGTGTGAATAATCATCAAAGTTACTAGATACCCAATCTTTAGTAGCAAATTCTGTCCATCCATACCATGTACCTGAATCTTTTCTTCGGAGAGCCATTCGACCTGCGGCAGAAGAACCAAAAGCTAATTGGATAGTTTGACCAGTATCATGTAATGCCAACATACCGCCATAATTCCAACCCGGTGAGCCAGTAGCAGGTTGTGTACCACCCCAATAATAAAAACCTGACTCAGCATTGGTGTCAATAGTATCTAAACTACCTCCACTTCTGTCTTCTCTAGCATCAGTGAGCATATTTCCATGCCCATGCCCAGATGTAGCGGCCCCAATGTTTCCAGCGGTTAATGTCCTAGTTGAAACAGTCCCATTTGCATCTGTTACATGACCTGTGCTGTCTGTAGTCACATTTATGTCAATGTCTGACACAACAGTGGCTCCAGATAAAGCACCAGTATCTACATTAAAGTCATCTCCATTATAACTGGGATGTGTGTAATTATTATATGGATGTGAGTGAGCAGGAGCAAAATCAACTCCTGATACAAAATTAGATGTATCTCGTACTGTTGCCCATGATGTCCATGACGTATTATAGGCTCTTACAGACAATTCACCTGTTGTAAAATGTACAGCTAACTGCCCAGTAACATTGCCCTGATTGCCCCCTGTCCATACTGCATGATGGGCATTTGTTGGTAAATTCGCATGTGGGTCAAATCTTTGAATAGATGTCGCAAAAACAGTATCCGGGTCGGCTGATGATGCACTTGATGTTGCAGGTACAGCCCCAATATTAGCTGCTGTAAGTGTTCTTGTACTTACAGACCCATTAGCATCAGTAACATGGCCTGTACCATCCGTTGTAACATTAATATCAATATCTGATACAACAGTAGCACCAGATAATGCTCCAGTGTCTACTGAGAAATCATCTCCATTGTAACTAGGATGGCTATACACAGTATTGTTATCTGGAATAGTTACAGATTCAAAAGTACCATCACCTTTATATAAAGAAACAGTATGTCCTGAAAGACGTAAGGCATCTGTGGCGTGTAATGCTCCAGACTCAGTGTCATGTACAACTGAACTAGGTAAAGAGTAATCATTCGCAGTAGCTGACCCAGTGTAGCCAAGGTCTGCTAATGTTAATGTCCTAGTAGAAACTGCAGAATAACCTGAAGTTAAATGCCCGGTGGAATCACTAACCATATCCAAATTAATGTCAGATATGACTGTTGCACCTGTTAATGGCCCAGTATCAAAAGACCCAGTTCTAGCTGTATATGTAGGATGACTATAATTGTTATAGACTAAATCATCATTAAAGGCTGATAATTTAATTTCAGAAGCTGCTTTTCTACTCTCAGTTCCAGCATTTTGTAATATAAATTCAGTAGTACCTGCTATATCAGCAGTCATATCTGTTAATTCATCAAAATTGAGTATCCAAGTTCTAGCCGTAGAGCCATTATAAGATGAACCGCTTAATCCTGTTCCGGGAGTTAATGTTGCGTGAGTATGTCCACTTGCAGAATAATCATGTGAGGATATGGCATGGTCATAGGCTGTTTTGCCTCTATCACCACGATAAGCAGTAGTAGAAGTTTCTCCTAGAGCCAATGAAGCTGATATTTCAGCATATATTGAGCCTGTCCATCTGAACGTTTTATTATCATCTATTGTTACATAAATCTTTCCAGTTTCACCTGTTCCCGGTAAGGCTGCAAAATTTGCTGCCTCCACTACATCATCTACAAAGGAAGGCAATTGGCTAGTAGGGACTAATCCAGAACTATTTAACTCAGCATATCCATTATTTGCACCTTTATTAGCTGAATCTTCAGGAGTGAAGCCAAGATTAGCTTGTTTTCCATTCCATGTTGATTTCTCTGCATCAGTGACAAACCTATAGCTAGAAGTTTGTGTAATTATTGTTGCTGGGTGATTGGCAGGATGGCTATAAACAGTATTGGTATAATTACCTGCATCTATATTGGTAGCACCTTGGTCTTCTGTCCAATCTATGTGCTCATTAGCAGTTGGACTTAAATCATTATGACTGATTGAATCTGCTAAATAAGGGTGGCTATGTGCATCAGATTTACCACTCCATGTAGATTTCTCAGCATCTGTAACGAATCTATTAGAAGAATCCTGTGTAATTATACTTGGTGGATGGTTAGCTGGATGACTGTATACAGTGTCTGTATAGTTATCTGCATGAATATTCTTAGCGTTTGTAAGAGTCCAATCAATGTGTTCATCAGCATCAGGGCTTAAATCATCGTGAACAGTACCAGAACCTAAGTAAGGATGTGAATGATTCCAAGTAGTTTTTTCTGCGTCAGATACAAATCTATTAGATGAATCTTGTGTGATTATGCTTGGTGGATGATTTGCAGGATGGTTATACACTGTATCAGTGTAGTTATCAGCATGGACATTTTTAGCATTAGTTGCAGACCAATCAATATGTTCATCAGCTAAGTTAGAGTGGTCGATTAAACCATCTAATTGAGTAGCAATAGCTGTTACTCTAACAGTATGAGCACCTGCTGAAAGAGTTAGGTTGCCCCCAGGTGAGTCATTATAGGATGTACCGTTCCAAGTCCATGAGTCATTACGGGTGATAGTACCAGCAGAGTTATAAGTACCAACACCACCACACTTATCAACTCCATTAGCATCTTCAACAACATAAGATACAGAGTCTGTATCAGCAAATGCTTCACTTAGAGCTATGTGATTAAATTTTGCCCCAGTAAGCGTTAAATCGCCTGTTGTTCCTGTGCAACTCTCTGCTATGAAATTAGCGTACATACCTTCCCCTTAATATGAAAATAGGTATGCTAGGCATACCTTAATTTGAAAACATAACGAGCAATTAAGACTCGTATTGTTCAAAGTTCCAAGGAGATATATTCACTGTATCATTAAGTGCTATAGCTGTATTATTTAATTGCAAGGCTCCACCGCTACCATTTGTGGTAACATCACCATCAATAACAGCTAAACCATTACCATCAGATGCTCTAAACCATGTGGCTGTACCAGCTGCATCGGCTGAAGAATCCTGAGTAATTGCATTAGCTACTGCTCTGGCAAATCCACCTTGGTCACTGGCATCTTGAAATGCATCAGCATTTAAAGCAAGTTCTGCAAGCAATGTTTGCCCGGTTATAGCAATATCTGGTCCAGCAGGTTGTGACCCATTATATATTCGTATGGTTCCAGCACCACCTACATTTAATAATGCAGTTACTGCGTCTACACTGACTATTGCAGCTGCTGATGAAATTCTTGTAATCGCCATTTCTAACTCCTATGTTTAATTTTAAATCATTATAACTACTATTGCCTTGTAGCGGTAGTAGTGTTTCTCCTATCACCAGTATATATCTGAAGAATGCCATCAACTATTCTGGTAGTTTTAGTAGCCGTCATTGGATTATTTATATCCAACCCTTCTACTTGCCATAATTCTTTAAGTTGTGTAGCTTGTTCTGTAGTAAGACTACCACCACCAGAAGCACCTGTAAGTTCTCTTGTAGCATATTCCCATATTTCTTGTGGAGTAGCACCACCACCCCCACCACCTGAAGTTAATGTTCTTGTTGCTGCTGCCCATACTCCAGCAACAATATCTACTATATTTTGTGCAGTAACTCCAGCAGGTTCAGTTAAATCACGAGTAGCGTATTCCCATATCTCTTGTGGCGTTGTTCCTCCACTTCCACCAGAAGTAAGGGTTCTAACTGTTTCTGCCCATGTTTTAGTAGCAGAAGCATCAGAAATATCAGCTATATCTTGAGAAGTAACGCCAGAACCTGAAGCAAAAGTCTGAAACGCTGCAGCTTTAAGTCTATCTACAAATACACCGAGGTCAGGAACAATGGTGCAATTAATGTTGCCATTAATTTCATAAGCACCAGTTACAGTGAATTTAAGTTGGTAGCCGTTAATAAAATCGACACCGTGGAGGTAAGCACCCCCACCAATGTCTAATTTTTTATAGGTAATAATTGGGGGATGTAGTACACCATCATCGTCATCTTCAAAGGCACGTAGTGTATCTTTAAATGCAACTATTTCAGGTATACTATCATCTGATAAGACTAGCTTATTCGCCCAATCTATACTTATGGTCATTATTCATCTGCTGTCGCAATTGCATTTGTACCATTTGTAGCACTTGACCCAGCAGTGAAAGTAGTTTCAAAAGGCTGCAAACTTGTACCTGCTGTACCTTTACGAACCTTCAGTCTAGCCGTGAAATCAGCATCATAAACATAAGTATCACTGGTTTCAGTAGTTGAAGCCACAATCTTATCAATGAATGGAATCCAGACATCAACTCCGTCACTGTGAGACTGCCCAAACGTACCATCAATGGTTACTACCTGACCAGTAATATCATTATAAGTATATGGGATACTGTTGATACGTATAAATCCTGTATCCGGGGTGTCTGTCTTAATAGCTCCCGTTAAGGTTAATGTGCTTTCCCCTGAAGTTAATGCACCATTTAATACATATTCATCATCAATGAAAGCGGAACCATCATCACGACCGACAATCATTCTTGCACCAACTGTCAATCCACCAATAGAAATACCTGCAACAACTGGATTACCAACGGTAGTTCCGTCATGAGAAACCATTTGGTAGTTCTGTAAATCGTTTGCTAATGCACCTTGAATCAACCAACCAGGGGCTACGAACCATTTACCACCCGCAATAGCTCCGAAAGGGGCAGCACCATTAGGTGTATAGCCATTGGCTCCATCACCTAAAGAACGGTATCTCCAACCTTCAACACCATCAATGGTTTCAGAGGAACTTTCATCACAAATCGCTTGGCAATACTGTGCGGCTTCTGCAATGGTACAACCATTACTTAAAGTAATTGTTCCTTTATATGCTTTAGAACCATTACCATCACCAGTGTCAAAGTTAGTGTCTCCAACAGTTATATCTACATCTGTTGAGAGAAGTAAAGCATTAGCTAAACTAAGCGGTGTCCAACTAGAAGTGTCTGCTGTTGATATCGCTGCTGGTTGCTCACCACCCGCAATTAGGTTTGCAGCAAAGTCACCATAAGACTGTCCGAACTTTCTGGAGAATACTCTGATATCACCGTTGTCTATTTGAGAGCCACCAGTAATACCTTTAATCAATACTTGAATATGTCCGTCAGGCCAGAAAGAAGTTAATTTGCCGCTATTCTGTACAACATATATCGGAGAACCTGCCACAAGTGGCGAACCAATTGATTTAACACCAGTATATAGCTCGTTAGAACCATCATACTGAATCGAACCGAAGTTAAAGTATTCCGCTGCGTCAGCATCAATATTGTATGTCCCCAACAAGTTAAGCAACATCGGCTTAATTGCAGAACGTGGGCCATCTAACTTTGATGGGTTAGCTGTTAATATGGATACATTATCGCCTGATGTAGTAATACTACCATCATCTGCCATATCTTGTAACCATTCATGTAAGTCTGCTACAGGATATACCGTAGCCCCTGATGCGTGTCTAATGTCACCATTAACCGCTACCGTAAAATCGTCACCTATAGCCATGTTTTATACCTACTCGTCTGATTGTTGAAGGGCTTTTACCGATACGGTTAGCCCAATTACTGATGTACCACCACTTACATAAGGGATGTAATATGGTGCCGAACTTGCTTTTCTTACTGTGACAGTGAACGCTCCTGCATAGTCTGTCGTAAAGCTAATAGTACCAGAACTCTCTGAACCATTAAACAATTCTGCTGAAGTATCATCCCTTGTTACTCTTACTCTTGAACCTGTTACTAGGTTAGTAACCTCAATTGTACCTAACGCTTGGACATCTGTTTGTCCATTACCTGTACCGGGGTCACTAGCTGTTAACGATGAAGTACCTGTGGGTATAATCACTAACGTTCTACTACCTGCATCATTTTGCACAGTCCCAGTTACAACTACATTACTAAAATTAAGTGTTGTATTTGCATTAATATTTACAAGTAAATTACCATTAATAGTCAAATCATTAAGGTCTGTAGCTGCTGTTAACTCTACATTACCGTTAATAGTTCCATGAAATTCACCACCATTAAGTACTACATTAGAGCCACTCGCTAAACTTGCTGTACCAGTAATGTCATGGTCAGCACCAATTGTAAATGTACCTGCGTTATTAATACTGAATCCTGTCCAAGTCCAAGTTGAAGCTGTATCAGTATCAAAATCAAATAGTGAAGGAATGCCCCAGTTAAAAGTATAATTAGTAAATGTAACTGTTTCGCCTGAAGGGTCGCAAAAGAAAGGTAATGAAGTATCCATTAGATGGTAACGGTCATCCCCAGAATCTTTAGCTGGAGTTGGTGCAGTTAATACACAGTTTGAATCAGGGTTAGTTAAAGTAGTTGAGCCATCACCAAATTTAAAAGGTGTGTTAATTGTAAAACTTCCGGCTGATGTCTCTATCAATGCCCATGCTTTTGTAATTGCTTCATAAGCACAATTTGATAAACTCGCATTAGTGCCGTAAACGCCACAAGCTCCTGCTTTTGTTTTAAGTATCTTGCAAAACCTTGAATGGTATATCCAATTATATGTACCAGTGTCCCATGAATTTGCTGTGTCACAAGATGTTCCTTTTTCATCAATACTGGAAACATTGAATGTTCCTGTATCTGCTCTTGTTCCTGCCTGAGATGGGTCAACAACAATAACGTGTCTACCAACACCCTGCCCAACTAGTGTATCCATGCCGCCTAAACACCAATGTCTAACATTAGCATTACCTACGCTTGAGCCAAGATGAAATTCTAAACCTTCATCAGCCTTTGGGCTAATCATACATCTGTTCCAAGCATTCCAACTAAAATGACCAAGAAAAGTTGAATTACTAAAGTCTGTATTATTTAACCCTGCTGTCCACATATAACCATTTGGGCCAGAATTACCGCCATGTACTTGCCACTGGACACCAGACTCACCAGCCTGATAAGCCAAACCACCTTTTGTTTTGTTGCCTTCACCTTTTACAGTACCAAAAGAAGTAAAACTTTCACCACCATCATCCATAAGGGCATTTTCAAGATGCAGGATTAGTGGTTCAGAACCAGTTGCAGTAGTTTCAGGTAGGATGTTAGCCATGTACATCTGCTCCATCAGCTATTAGTATATCCAGAAGAAGTTGTTTAACAGCTTCCCATGTTGTATATGGTTGTAAATTGCCTTGTCCTGCTTGTTCAGCTATATAAGCTCTAACATCAGGAACAGAAACTAACATAGCTCCTGTACCGTCAGGATTCAATTCAATGTCATTCCCTACAGTTCTTGCGGGCATTAAATCAGCAGACATCCAGACACCATTACCATCATGGTTTCCTTCAATATGGAACTCAGTAATAGCTAGTTCACCATATTCAATATCATCAACAACTAGTGGGGTGTCAAGGTTTATATTCACGTTGCCTACCTTCGTCTTCTATGTAGCAGAGTCTGTGAAATTCATCACTGGATTGCCGTCCATATCAATTACTTCAAGGCGTACTTTCAATACCCAGTAACCTTCTTCATCACGTTCCGCTGAATTAATAAGTCTTGCTATTGCTTTTAATACGTCTAACATTAGTGTTCTCCATTGGTTTTATAAAGTTTTACCATTTTTTCACCCGACCTTCCGGCAATGTAGCCTGACAAACCTAGTTTGATTACACCCCAGAGGTCTGGAGGAATATCTAACATAGGGGCATTATCTATAAATAAAGATAAATAAGGGTAAATAATGTAGTTGTTAGCTATAATGAATACTAACACAAGCATTGTAATAGGTCGCCATGCGGCTACTAAAAAATGTTCTGACTTAGCTTCTTCTTTAATAACAGAAGCCATAGTTTCTAATTCTTGCATCTTGCCTTGTTGAACCATTAAAGCAAATTCAGCTTTCTTTGCATTAGCTTCAGTTTCATCAGGAAACCAATGGTCTATAAGTTTCTCTCCGACTTTAAATAATCCTGCTATAACCGCTGGTGCTGGCATCTTATACTCCTCCCCACCCATGATTGTACGTTAAACGTTCTAATCCATTATGTCTAGCTTCAGAAACATAACCATAATCAAATCCGTCCCATTCAGCCAATACTCTACCATCATGCTTAACTCCCGGTAAAGTTTGTATTGAGGTTTTTGCCCCAAGGTGGAATCTTTCTGCTTTTGCCATATGCTTATTAACATATGCGTTCCATTCTTTATAGTTATCAAAGGTTATAAACACTTCTTCTTTAAAACTGTGTTTACAATTTGGGCATACCGCCATCTAACTTCTCCTTGCTTTTAGTTTGTTCCCTGCCCCAATGGACAGCACCAACTGCACCAAGAAGTAACGCCATACCTGAATAATCAGCGGATTCGATAGCACCGTAACCTTCTACAGTTACACCACCTGCTAATACTTTTAACAAACATACTACTAATGTTGCTATCCATCCTGCTCTTGCTGAACTCATTTTAATCCACCCTTGTTTCTAATTTTCTCCATTACCATTACCATTACCATTTTCATGAATAGCTTCAGAAACTGCTATATGTGTATCAAGTGCAGCCTTATTAGCACGAACTTCTTCTCTTATCTCGTCTATTTTCTTCCAAAGGTTGTTAGCACTAGCTCTACGTGCATTAGCTAGTTCTTCCATGTCTTCATAATGTTTCTTTTTAAGGTCACTGAGATATTTTGCCATCCAAATAATGACAGGTATTAATACTGTCCAAACAAATTGAATTGCTAGGTCATATGTAATTACATCAGCTATTTGTTGCTCACCGGGCATTACCTGTCCCCCCCTTATTTTCTTTTTTGTTGCTCTTGTGCTTGTCTATGCCCAGCAGGATTAGCAAAAGGGTTACCTTGTAAGGTATTCCAATAATCTCTTGCTTGTCGAGCTATGCCATCAAAATTAAGTCCTAATATGTTATCCCACATACTAGGCATGGGCTTAGGCTGTATAGGTTGCTGACCTGGAGCACCAAAAATGGCTGCAGGTTGTGCAACTGGTTGTACTGGTTGTTTGGGTGCATATGTTGTCCCATTAGCAACACTTGCTGATATAGCAGCCATTTCTTCTGGGGTTAGAGGTCTATTCATTATATTCTCCACTTATCTAAGAGTTTATCAATCTATATTCTTTAATTTTTTCACTTATTTTCATTTTTATTTTCTTGATGTTCTCGCATTTTATCTTGTAAGTTAATTAATGCGAATTTTTTACATTCAATACATAAACCACATTTTACCCTACAAGTAGGTTTGTTGTAGTAAATACAGTGAGGAAAGTTACACTCCCCTATAGTATAACCACATCGTTTGCATAGCTTAATAGCTCCAAACATGTGG